TGTATCTGTACCTGAATGTAGTACAACATCTCTTACTCTTGCAAGTCCAATTGGGTTCTCACTATTCTTTGCACCTTGAACCAAAACTTTACTAGGCAATAATTCACATGTTTGAAATGGGTCTTGAACATCTGTTCCTGATTCATTACCAAATTCAGGTAATGAATGTGCTTTTGTAATTCTTAATTTGTTACCTAATCTTATAGGTGTATTTGTTGAAGGAAGTGTTGATGTTGACCTTGCTTTTTCAACTGGTATTATAGAAGTTCCTATTTTTTCAACTTCATATCCTTTAACATATGCTTTACCTGGAGATACTTGCATAACGAACTTGTCTTCTTTACCACCATTTACTGCAGTATAGAAACCTCTGTTAGTAGTATCATCTAAATGTTCTCTCATTGATTGAGTGAATTGTTTTACAACGAAATCACCATTTGCATCGAATGTTCTTCTTGCAAGTGTATTTTCTATTTCATTATACATAGGTCTATTGACATGTAGTTCAATAATACCTTGATTGACTCTTGTTAATTCGATGAAGTTTGTATCATCACTAGAAACTAATGATTGTTTTGTTAACTTTAGTGCAACTTTAAATCTATCTGCACCTGCAGCGTTCTCGTTTGATGTTCCTGTTGCATTATCTAATAGTGTTGAATCTTCTGCAGAACCTACAAAGGTTTCTGTTATAGAAAGACCAACTTTATAACTTGGTTTACCTGAATACTTTTCAAGTATCAATTCTTGTTTATCAACTTTAAGGAAGAATCCTCTACTAAAGACAACACCTTCTGAAATGTTTGCTATTGAAGAACGACCATTTGGTTTCTGGTCTGCTACTTCTACTTGAAAGTCATTGTTATTTGTTGAAATATCTGATACATTACCAGAACCATCCAATGTGACTAATTGTAATTCTTCATTTGCTGAGAAAGCAAAGTCATTTGTTGAATTTGTTCCTTGTTGTAGATAGTAAACAAATAGTGTTGCTTTATCATCTGTTGTTTCAGCAGAAGAAGTAATAATCTTTGCAACAACACCTGATGTTTTACCTTGAATATGTAAACCATGTGATGCAGTTCTGAATGTTTCTATATTGGCATCACCAGATGCATTTGGATTGGCAGACTTGACCTTAACAAAGTATAAGTTCATGTCAACATCACATTGAGCACCAGATACTATAGAACCTTCTTTAAAGAAGTGGTCACCAAATCTCTCTATCTGATTTTGTAAAATAGATTGAGATTGAGTTAACTCTCTTGCTTGAAGTGGTCTACCTGCACGATAAAGAACCTTTTGAAAGTTTTTATCTTCTGAGTAGTCATCATAATAGGGTGATATATTTAAATCAGTTTTCTCTGCCATTGTTTGTCCTAAATTTTAAAATGGGAGTTCTTTAACTCCCATAAATTACATTTCGATAATCAGTTTGATATCTTCAATTTGGTCACTTGCACGAGTAACCGCACCTCTATTCTCAATATACATCATTCTACCAGTATGTTTTGCAACTTCTGGATTTGTTGGAGTAGCATTGATAGTTCCTATTGAACCGACCCCAATCTTGAAAATTTCATCAGCATTTGCAAAGTCTACATAACCACCTTCGTTATTTGCTATTGGTAAGTATGAAACATTAGTTCCAGTAATTGAAACAACTTTCGCTGCTCCAACACCTGCACCGTCTGCTGATGCATTGAAAACTGTGTCGTCTACTGTAAGTGAACCAATTGATGAAAGAGTCATAGTGCTATATGCTTTCATGCTTGTTGCAGTAGACCTGTTTGTTGTTCCGAATGCGAATGGGTCTTGACATAGACCAATTCTTCTGAAATCGTTATCTGTTGGGAAGTCACCTAGACCTTCTGCAAATTCTAATCTTGAATTCACAATGATGAAGTTTCCACCCAATTCTTCTACAGGGTCAGCACCATGTCCGAAAGGAGGTGATATTACTGGAGTTGCAACCCCACCTGAACCACCACCGATACCTGATATATTTGCAACATCAATTGATGCTTTCTTATATCCTACACCTCTTACAGCCACATCGATTTCTCTTAAACCACCTGAAACTACTTTAACAGTACATTTACCAGATGAACCATCTCCATCGATGTCAACATCTGTATATGTTCCGTTAGTATAACCAGAACCTGGATTGTCTACTTTAATATGTAAGACTGAACCATCAACAGCATTTGTTTCAACTTGATATTGTGAGGAACTATCGTTGTCTGCTGAGGAGTTCAGACCACCGTTTGTATGAGTTCCAAAAACTGATGCTTGAGCACCTAATGTTTTAACTGGTATAAAGTCGTTAGTCACAAACTTAATTGTGTCTGATGCAGAAATAGTGTACATGTATTTCCAAAGATAAGGCATTCCATTTGTTCCACCTTCATCTGAAGCTGTTCCTTCAAATAGAACTGATACATCTGTTCCTGTAGGTTTGTTAATTGAACCTACAACTACACCATTTTCATCTCTTCCTGTTCTGATACATTTGTAAACATGATACTCATCTGTCAACACATAGAATCTTGCTTCATACAAATTATTTTTATCTGTTGCAGGTGTTAATTTTGTTGCACTGTAATCATGTGAATACTCATCATATTCTGTTCCTGATGTCCAGTTATATCTTGTTATACCATGAGATACATCTGCTGGGTCAACTTTTTTAAGTGCCAACATGTCTTCCCATGCTTGTATTTCTTCACCGACTCCGTTTGCAGGTGCAGGTGGATTGTTTTCGTCTGGCCAATCGAATGAACGACCTATAAAAACATATGTTGATGAAGCGGATTCACCAAAGTCTTCTTTAAATTGTCTCGCATTATGAACACGAAACTTTTCTGTAATAATTGCTGCCATTTTCTTAATCTCCTCAGATTATTTATTTTTTCTGTAATACTATTTATGCAGTTGCCGACTTGACATATGCATTAAATGTTAAATTAGTTCGTAAATTTTTATGATTATCATATTCTGATACATAGAACTTAGGATAGTAATGTTCTAAATCTGATATTCTTAAACCCTCTCTAATGGATTCTTCCATTAATACACTACCCGAATTATCTTCCATTAAGATATCATCACCAACTGTTCCAGAATTGAATGCAGAACCATCATCTTGTTTCATATGATAAGTTATTCGATAAGTGTTTTGTTCACTAATTGTATTTATAGTGTTAAATCGAGACCCTAAAGGAACGAAACTGACTATGCCATTTTCTGAGTTCTCTTCATCAATTAGTGTGTCTCCATCTTCCATACAGATTCTTTCATTCTCTTCTGTTCGAAGATATTTTCCTGCCAATTCTATAGACCTTTCAGTCGTAAAGTAATGAACAGGTTCATCTGTAGTTGCACTTTCAAGTCTGAATATACTTCCATCTTCCATTGTGAAGACATCACCAAAGTCACCTTTGACTCGTGCATCTTTATCAGGTTCCATTCTTACTACACAAACTTCTTCTTCTAATTCAATAAGTCCACCATCTTCAAGTATTAGTTGTTCATCAACTAAAGAACCAAGTTGGAAGATTTTACCTTGGTCTGCAGGTCTTCTCTCTGGACTTCTTACTAAGTAATCGTGGTCCGAAGAATCTAATGATAGTGCTGTTGGTATGCCAGAGTTTGAACCTTTTGCATGATTTACTATCTTATTAGCAAAAGAATCAATAAAGGTTATGTTTATATGTCTTGCCCTATGTGAAGTATCATAGAATTCTGAATGGGCACCTAAATCTTGTCCTGCTGGGTTTGTGGTGTCTGTTGTATTTAAGATACCATAAGTACCAATATTAATTCCTGGAATACCTGCTTCCATTAATTGCAACATAGCACCAGAAGCTGTGACTTCACTATCTGTAGTCCAAAGATTTACAACTCTTGTAGAATTTGAAAACGCATTTGGAACTGCAATACCAACATCTAAGTTCATTATAAGTGTTGGTCTAAATCTAAACTGTTCGTCTGCAACTGTATTAATAGATGAATTAATTGCAACTTCACCGAAGAAAATATGTCCTGCTGGGTGAAGTAAATCTTTTAGTACACTTCTCCAACTGTTGATTGATTCACCAACCTTAACTACATATGAATGTGTTTGATAGTATACACCATCTTGTATGTTCGATGCGTCTGCATCTAATGTTCCTTTATCACCCAATAATGATTCGTTTACTGTTCCTTCTCCAGCAAATTTACCTCTTCCTGAAATTGGGTCTGATTTAAATACTGTAAACTTATCAACTGAATTGTATTTGACTACTTCGCCTTCTAAGAATTCACCTGATAAATTAGTATATGTTAATATTTGTCTTGCTGTATTATAACTAACAACTTCTGCAGTTGTTCCTGAAGTTGCACCTGTAATGACCAAATCACGATTAAGTGTTCCAGTTGGAGTAGAAATCATCATAGGATAATGTGATGATGACGAAACGACACCATCTGAGTCAAAGTTATAACCTTGACCTATAATGTTAATTGATTCTGCACCACCAATATCATCTGAATATGCAAGAAGTTTAGCACCTGTTCCTGATGCAACTACCTGTTTTCTATTTACTCTTTCAACACCTGAAAGTGAACCTATTATCTGTTCATTATCTTGGAATTCACCCACATCTGTATGAGTTCTTTTTACAACAATTCTTTTGTTTGGTATGTCTAATCTGACAACTGTTGCAGTTGCACCTGATACTGTACCTGTTATTACCTCATCAACTAAGAAGTCACTTACAGAATCAAAATATAAATAACCGCCTGGGAAAATTATTGGTATAGAAGTATATCCTACACCACCATTTTTAATCTCAACTTCTCTAATTCTTCCGTCATCTTGTACAATAGTTCCACTGTCATCGTATGCATCATATGTTATTGGTTTGCCTGTCTCATGCAATAATTTATTACTTTCAGTATGGATTTCAATTCTATCATTAAGGGCTAAAGGATTTGCAAATGTGACTCTATCATTTTTTGCAATGTAGAGAGAACCATCACCTGGGTCTACTTGTAATAATCCATTTTTGAAAACCTTTACTGTATGGTCATTGAAGAATACATATCTTCCGTTTATATCTTTAACTCCAGGTCCACCACATACTGCTTGTCCAGCATGTGCAATAAATTCAAATTGACCCCAAAGTGTGGCATTCTCTAATATGATTTCATCACCAGTTGCACCGATAACTCCTTCGGCACCATTACCACCTGAATTGGTTTCATCAAATATGACCAAGTCTCCTGCCTCATAGTTGATACCACCATGTTCGATGATAATCTCTTTGACTTCACCGTCTGATAAACCATCGACTCTAGCAGAAGAATCTACGACTCCTGCATCATCTTTACTTGCAGTAAAAATTACGGTGTCATTCATTGTATACAGAGAACCTATTGTAGATTTCTCCATAAGAATACCAGAACCATCTTCTGCTAAGAGAACACCATCACCATCTGTGTCATTGAATTGATGTATGTAAGTAGATGAACCACTATCTGTATTGATTGCAGTATTAACACCTGCTATAGTTCCTATGTACGATGTAATACCATCTCTATCTAAAACTTGAACACTAGTATTCTCTATAAAAGTTCCATAGTGATTTCTGGTTATACTACAAGAATATACATCTGGAGCAAGTGTATTGATTCTTTCTATATTTGCTTCTGCAAGTATAGTTTTTCCGTCTACATCAAAATAAGTTATCTTATCTGTTTCTGCAGGTACCTTTTCACTAGGCATTTTAAGAACCAATCTTCGTTCTTCATTGTAATCAGATTCAGATATGTAAATTGTCTCTTTATCAGGATATCTAACTTCAGCATCCTGAGCATATAAGAGTCTCATTAAGAATTTAATTGACTCTTCACTTCCTTTCTTCTGATACAAATCAGAAATGTTTTTAATTGTTAATCTTTTATTCTTTAACTTTGATAAGTCAATAGAAGGTAAGAAGTCTTTCTGAAAGTAAGAAAGAAATTCTTCTGTTGTATGGTCGATATCAGAGTAATCCAATAATCGATTGTTTGCAAGTATAGAGTTTTCTGTATATTTTTCAACAATTGCAGTTTGCAAACTATTTCTACCTTCAACAGTTTCATCTTTTGAGAAACCATTTCCTGATATTGTAGAAATATAAAGTTTGTTGCCATTGATAACATCTATTCTTGCAATAGAACCGTTCTCTTTTCCGTAAATGTATTCACCAACTTCTAAAGGGTCAGCATTTTTATTCGGATTAGTTGCATTCGATTCATTAATAATCTTTGATGTGTTTTCATCAGGAGACGGTGAGACGGTCGCAATCTCTACAAGTAGAGAACCTTGACCGTCTTCTAAAGCAATACCGTCTAAATCGCTTTGTGATTTAAGAGTTAAACACTCTTTCTCTAAGAATTCAAAATATGCAGATAAAAACGCCGAAAAGGCAGGTGCATCTTCTCTTACATGTTCTGGTAAGATTGTATGCAGTCTTTGTGTTATTCTATCCGATGATAATGATTCGTGAGACATTTAGTTTACTCTTATGTTAATGTACAACCATTGTTTGCAACAACAAACCATGCGGCACCATTCCACATACAGATACAACCTTCACCCTTTGCATCAAGTGTAATTTGTTCTGTTGTGTCATTTGTAGGTGAACCACCATACGCTGCAACAGTAATAGCGGCTGAACCACCACTACCCATTCCAGAACACGCAATTAACATCAATTGTCCAGTTTGTGTACCAGAACCTAAATCGAAAACGACTTTTGAACTGAATCCACTACCGTTTATGATATTAGTGAACTGATTTTGCAAAGTTGAACTAGTTGCCGTATGTGTGACAATATCATCTACTGCTAAATGAGTAGGAATATTTTCAAACAATTGACCAATAGTCATTTTTTTGTTGACAGGTGTTCCACCTGGGTTTTCAACGATGTGTAGTAAATCATCAGCACCAATTGCTGAATCTGATACTGCTGATAATGCTGATATTTTTTTATCTGCCATTTTATTTCTCCTTTTTTATATAATCCAAATTAATGGGAAACTACTCGCGGGACTCGCGACCACTTTATTCATAATGAATACCTTAATATGCAGAACTAGATGTTGATTTAAAACCAACCCCAGCACTACTCTCACCACTTGCGATGGTGTCTATTTCACCCTTAATCGTGACATCGGCAGAAGAGATGTCTACTAGAGAACCTCTTGTTGCCACTACATCGTAGCTGTCAGGAATAATTGTGAAATCAATCGTTGTATTAGTGTTTACTGTTGAGGTAACCATCAATGCATTGATTGTAATTTTGCCTGTAGTGTAATCTACTGTTCCTGCAGTAGTATCACTATAGATTCTTGTTGAACCAGATAGGTAGTATCTTCTTAGATTACCACTACCATCGTCATCAAAATATTGTGTGTTTACAGAATCACCTGTGACCGTAAATCCTGTAGAACTTAAAATTCCACCCAAAGCTTTATTGTATTCTTGATTTGGGTGATAGAAAGGATTACCAAAGTCATTTGTGTAACCAATCTTTTTGTTTATGGTTATAGATGTTGCTTTCTTCAATCTTATGTTTGTTATATTAGATAAAATCGATGTATCTGTAGCATCGATATCTCTGACTAAATTTGAATGTCTGAATATACTATCGAAGTTAGCAAGATTTTCGTTATCGTAATTATTTATTGTTGTATTAACTAACTGTTCTAACTCACCTTTCGAAAGTGTTGTAAAATTATTGTTGTATTTGAATATTGTTGAGATAAGAATCTTAATAATCTCTGGATTTACAATCTCAGGTCTTACAGTTACCATATTCAATGCATTTAGTTTTCTAACAACTTCTGTCTTCTCTACTTCTGTTAAGTAGTCTGAGTTCTTAGGTTTGATTGCAAGAAATACTTTTCCGTATTCTGGTGGACTATTATCTTCACCACCCCATACTGCAACTGCGTCTGCATTCGGATAATACTCTGATACTTTTGCTTTGTAGTCATTCAATGTGACTAGTCTGTTTTGAGATGTAAAGAATTTATTTGCTTTAAACTTGATTGATTCGATTGATTCTTTCTCTGCACCACCAGTCGCTGGTGTTGTTGTAGTAATAACGGAATCTGAATAACCATTTATTGCAGTGATTTGAGTGAAGTTTTTTGCACCATCGGCGTGGTCTGCATCAACTACAATATAAGTCACCGTGATTATATCACCATCTAACAATTCTGTTCCTAATACACCATCACCAAAATAGATTTCTAAATATCCTTCTTCATTTTCTTGTGTATAGTAGACTTTAGATGTTGTTGATATGGTTGAAATGTCTGTAGATAAAGCAAAGGTCTCTGAAACACCTGCAGAGTTGACTACTAATGATAATTTACTTCTGTCAACTCTCTCATTGGATAAAACAAACTTTGCATTCTTAATTTGTCTGTCATAGACAAAAGAATCAACCATGTATGTACCTTGTGATATCTCAACACCTGAATAGTTAAAGGTAGTACCATTTTGAGTTGGTTTATTTGTATCTGTAGTCACAAAGTCATATGATACACCATCAAAAACTGTACCAAAAATATGTCCTCTAGGAATAGTCATCTCTGAAAGTGTAGGAGAAGTTCCGTCTGCAAGAACAACATTGTTAAGTGCAATATCAACAATAGCAGATGACACCTTTTCAGATGCAGGTGTAAAACCTAAATCTTTTGCACGAGATACTACATTCTTTCTAATTTGAGCAGAATCTAAGAAGAGTTCTGACGCTGCAATATTAGTATTGACTGCACCAATATGTGATGAGTATGCAAGTAAGTCAATCAATGTTGACATTGTTGAACCTTCGAAGTTATAATCTTTTAATTTCTCTTGTCCTTTAAGATATGCTTTTAGATTATCTGAGATTGCATCGAAATCTAATTCTGTAATGTTTATTTGTGAACTCTTTGTTGCCATTATCTTGCCCTTTTAAGTGTCATGTTGACTTCTTGATTCGGCATACCATTCAAAATTGTATAATTTATTGTGATGTGCAAATCATTATTTCTTTTTATTGTGAATTGAGGTATTACATTTGAAACTCTTGGTTCAAAATCCTCAATAACTTCTTTAATTTTCATTTGTGCAGTTTTGACTCTTCTTTCAGTGTTAAGTGCAAACAATAAGTCTCTCATTCCACCAGCAAGAGCAGGTTTGAATGGTCTTTCATAGTAATTCGTCAACATGATATTCTTAATTGACTGTTTGATTGCATCTGAGTCTTTCTTAATTGTTAAATCACCTGTTATAGGGTGTGCAGTAAAGTTCATGTCTAAATCTGCATAAACTTCCTTCGATGCTACATTCTTTCCTTGTGATTTTAAATCTGCCATATATCTATTTATACTCCCTATTTACCTTTTACTGAAGTATATTTACCTGCACTTGAACCACCTTTGATAGTTGTTTCATGTTTGTGGGTTGCAAGTGTTATTCCATTTCCAGCATCAGTTGATATATCACCAACTGCATCAATTGTGGAGTCATTTGTCTGAGCACCAGTGACATGAAGTGTTCCTGTGACTGTAGTGTCTGATATAATCTCTGTTGTATTATTACCTGTAATTGTTATCTTGCCTTCTGATAATACATCTGTTGTTCCTTTTAGGATATCTGCTTTGAGATTACCTTCTGTTATCTCGGAAGTCACATTGCCTTTTAATACTTTCATATCGACATTACCTGTATCGATTGTGATATTAACATTACCATGTCCTACTTGTAAGTCTGCATTACCGGCAATATACACTTTGTCGTCTTTAAGTATTGCAGTGTAATTGTTGTTTACAATTCTGGTGACTTCTGAACCGTCTGCATGAATCTCATGGAATGTTCCTGACCTATGATGAACATTTATTCTT